ACGAACTTAAGTTGGGTTCCGCCGGAAAGCTCTGCAATCCCGCCGAACCAGTTATAAAGCTTTCGGAGTCCAGAAGATCAGCCGCCAGTCCGGCAAACGTCATCTCGTGAAAGCTCCCGTTCAGAGATATAGTCAGAGAATCCACTGTAGCTCCGGTTACGATGCGATCGATGGCGGTGGCTGGGTCCCAATAGTCAAACAGGCTGACGCTGGGCAAGCTATTCCCTAATGAGTAAGTGAGGCATGGAGTTAACAAGCTCCCGCTTGCCGGATCGGAGATGAATGGCGCATTCAAAAGCACCGTAAACTGATTCACAACCGAGGCGACAAATCGAACCTCGCTCCCCTGCGAGATTCCACTTCCCGCCATCAGCCCATGCGGCACGGCCGTAATCAGATGAAGCGAGTCAGACATGCTTGCCACCATCGTCTGGGGGCATAGCGTTGGCAGGGCGCCGCACGCCGATTCCAGCAGCGGACCATAACCCGGAGCATTCACCGCATCCCAGGAAGTCAGATAGGTGCTTAAGCTGAACGCAGTGGAGCGCCGCGCCAACGGAGAAGATCCGAGATACGTCCGAGTTCCAGTCTTATCCCGGCGCAGAGACTGCTGTAATTGCTGGTGTGCTTGCAGCTCGACGGCCGGCAGACGATTGGTAGCATCTATGCCAGGCGTTTGGCCGAAGGCACTCTCGATGACGGCGTAGAATCGATTATCATTGCTTGAAATGTAAGTAGCCACAGTCGTCCTCCTAGTTGAAATTCGCGTCTAGCAAACACGTAATCCGCGCCAACTCAACAAAGCCAAAGCCGCCCACCTTGACCGGTTGAAGTTGCACATCGTAGAGACCGGAGAAGTAGAAACCATCGCCCCAATCCCCTTGGTTGGCTTGTAGAATGGAGCTGACAGCTTGGACATAGTAGTGCAGTCCAATGCCAGTTGCCTCTAGCAGACTGGCGCTAAACCAGATGTCCGCAACTACCGCGACGGACCCGGAAAAAGAGCGGAACTTCTGTGAATTGGTGTTTTTCACCTGGGTGCAATAGAGGCACACGCGCGGATATGTCAATTGTGCGTTCCTGTCAGCCAGGTCAGGCGAAATAGAAGTAATCACTATCTGACTGCTGGCTATGGGAGGCAGCGTCAGCCCGCTCTGTTCAGCGATGGCGTTGACAACCCCTTGTAGCGCGGAGTTATTGGTCAGCAGCGTAACCAGTTTCTGGGGAGCAAAGATGGTAAGCGGTAACATTTCAACCTCGCAAGATCTGTTTCGATGTCCGGATGAAGAAGTTAGGCATTTGCCCCTCTCCCACAACGCTTCCGATGACAAGCCCGGTAGAAGGCATCTGCCAGGTGGAACCTATTATTAGCGGGACGCTGTTCTGACGGGTCGGCGGCTGACCAATTCCGGCATAGATATTCCATCCGGCCGCCGCCGCCGGGGCATTCAACGTGCCTTCCGCCATGGCAACGCTGACGGCGGAATCCACCGGCAGAATCAATCCGTTTACTGGACTGGGTGCGCTTTCAGCACTCTTTGAATCCACCCAGGTTGTTTGGATAAACATAGCTCCCGAACTGGGTCCGCCGAGTTGAACATAGACCAGCGGCATATCCGGCTCACTCAGCGCGTTGAACACAATACCCAGACCCGATTGGAATGCATAGTCGGCGGCGGACTTTGCCTGGTTTTGATACTCCTGCCACTTGCCCTGGAAGCGCGTGTTCAATTGCAGGTTGTAAGCCTCCGAAAATATTCTGTTCAGAGATTCGAACACCAGCCACCGGCGCAAGGGATCAGTTACCACTACGGTTGAGAGCCCAATCACGCGGCGCGTAATGAATTGGGGGTCGGAGCTTCCCATATTCAACAGCCACAGCATCAAGCGATCTCCGATGGCGCTTGTGGCGAGTGCGATTTTCGTATCTACGTTGATGCCGTGGTCGGAGGCAACCTGTATTAACGTCCCTTCATATTCCAAAAGATCGTTTATAGTCACCACGCCTGCGTCGGTAAAGAGTGCCATGTGAGTTACTTCCTTACTCCCGGCTCTGAACGTTCGGTAATCGCAGCCTTTGGCTCCTGCTCATCCGGCGCCGAGACGATGGTGACCTGCAAACGGCGTGCCATATCCGCCTTCTCGAAGGCTTTCTTGCCGGCGGCCCGCTTATCGAAAAACGCTTTGTTCTCGCCAGCTGTCGAGAGCGTGACACGGCTCTCTACAATCCCTCTGGCCGCTTCCTCGCGCGACACCTCCGATACGATCCCGGGCTTCCCGCCATCGGAGGTCTCCAGGCTCGTAACCAGCACGAACGGCTCTTTGATACCTGACTCTATTTCTCTTAACTTGCGATAAAACTGTCTGACATCCATCTGATCTTCTCCTATCTCTTGTTGATCGCGGAAATCAGTTCCTTGACTAGCGAACTGAGTCCCGCGAATCGATTGTCTGTCTGTAATCGCCCGGCAACGCACTAAGCCGTAGCTTGGCGATTCTTCGGCTGTGTCGACCAAGCACGGCTTGGCTTCCAGGGCTAGCTAGCTGTTAATCTGAACAGCGAAATTGTTGCGTAACACGCCGCAGCCGTAGAGTATGTCGACCGTGAACTGCTGGGCCAGCGTATTGGGCTGATAGCTCATCACGACGCGGACTCCAAAGTTGCCCATTTCGGCATATTCAGCCACGGCACCGGTGCCGGGAAGAGGCTGGGGCAGGCGGCGAACCACCAGCCCGATCGCGTCCCGCGTAAATGCGAGATTGTGAGTGTTGGGGCTGGCCACGCCGGTAGTTGGAACGAACTGCGAGCGGAAGATAAAGAAGTCTTTCATCTTGCCCACGTTGCCTTCCACCAGGGCTTTCAGACCCGCTTCGCCAGCGCTGTAATATTCGCTGAAGCGAGGAATCTGGCGAATGGCCGAGTAGCTATTTGAATCCACCACCAGATACTTTGAGGCACTGGCGGGCACCATGGCTGTGAACAGCGCGGTTTCAGCCGAGTCAATGACGGCTTCCGTGATGGGAGTGCCGGCGACGCCCAGCGGCGAGTTAGCAGTGAATTGGCTATACAGGCCAAGCAAATCGCGCTCCACGCGCGAAGCGATGGCAACCACAGCCGGTTGCATATAAGCTTTCAGCAACTCCGGAAATGCCAGCGCCTTCGTGACATCTGGAATCTGAAAGGTTGCTTCGGCGTGCGTATTCAGTACAATCTGCGCGTTACCCAGATTAGGGTTCTGCGGAGTAACTGTACCGCCTTCGGCAATGTTGTTTGCCACCAGCACCGGAGGAATCGGCACATTGACCGTATCACCGGCGTGCGCCAGTACGGGTTCGTAGTCTCGGTTTACCAGGTTGCCCATAATAAGGTTCCCCATCAAAGCAGGTAAAGCATCAGCGGCAACCAGCTTGACAATGGCATTAGCCAGATTTGCGGACGTAATTGTCGACATAAGTCTCCTAAAAAAAATAGCGGCGCTTGAGCGCCGCACTATCCAAATGCAGACCCGGATCGCACCATGCGACTTCCGCTGGTCTGCGTCTATTCTCCAAGCAGTCGGCCCGGTTAAAGTCCTCGCATTGCCTGTTGAGCAATGCGCGCAATCTCCTGGCGTACCTGATCGAGTTCTTCTTTCTTCATTCCTGGCTTGATACTCTCAAGCGCAATTCCTGATGATGCTTCCGGCGAAGCGTTGTGCGTGGGCGCTTTAGCCCCGCTGCCGCCCGCTATACGAGCCGGCAATAATTCCGGGTTTTCCTGCACAAAGCCGGTCAGATAATCTTGCAGCGATTTCACCTCTGGCCCCTTGCTATGCAGTCTTCCGTCTTCTGACCGGGTGATATCGTCTTTGACCGCGCGAAACGCCAGGTCAACCTTTGCCACGCCTAAGCGCTGCAGTTCACTTCTGATCTGCGAATTGCGGTCCGCCTCTTCCGCCATGGCGCGCGCTTTCTTGTTCTCTTCAACCAGCAGGTTCAGTCGTGCCTCCAGGCTTTCCCGCCGTTTTCGCTCATCCTGAAGCTCCGTTTTATATGCGGGTTCGGCCTTGCGCTGCTCAGACTGCACGAATTCTTGAATCGCCTGGCGGACGATATCTTTTACATCTTGGCCGCTTACCGGCTGATGTTCATTTGAGATTTCTTCTGACATTTTTAAGCCTCGTCTATCCTAAGTTGTTTGCGCTTCTATCTCCTGCGCAATCTGATCCTTTGTGTCTTGCCTCGCGTCGCTGAGATACTTGAGCGCGAGCCTTTGGAAGATTTGTTTGCGCAGCGATGGCGACTGAATATTTAACTGCAGAAGCTTGCCCGCCTGATCCAAATCCGTCCCAAAATCGTTGATATCCACCTCGTCCATGCCGGCCACATAGACCTGGACATCGTCCTGACGAGCTTCGCTGATGCTGGTCAGCACTTTCTTTATGCTCTCCTTGACGATACCGGCGTAGGCTCTTAGGACTTCCTGAGTTATGGTGAACTCTATCTGCTTGCTAAGCGCCGATTGCGAATGGCCCGACATTGCTTCACCGGAAGCTTGCGATAAGTAGCAAACCCGGTATATCTCCTCTTTGAGGACCTCCAGGTTGTCGGCGGCAATTTGATATACCTTTCCATCCGGCTCCGTCCATCCGAATCTGTCGTTGGCGCCCAATTGGATGTAATAGCTTTCGCCGACGATCTGGTTCCATTCACGGTCGGAGTAAATCACCGGCATGGCGAACAAACCCATGGTGATGGCCCAGCCCAGTGAGTTCGATTTGTTGAAATGCTCTAACTGGAGCAGCGCGGCCTTGTTGAGCAGCCATAAGCCATCGTTCAATCGCAGACTGACAAGCGGCACCCGGTTCTGGCGGGCCATGGCATGCGGGCCCTGCGCCAGCAAGACAATGTCTCCCGTGCCGTCGGTCCGCTCTAGGCGCTTA